CGGATGGCCCTGTCGAGCCCCATGATCCAGGCGACGATACCGTCAATCTTCTCGGTGGACTTCTTCTTGCTGGGCTTAATGTTTTCAGCGGCATCGATCTCCGCCACGACATTGCCAGCCATCCATCGAAGGACCGGATTGCCTCCGTGGATGACCTTACCCTCCAGGAGCAGCTTGTACAGTTCCTTCATGCCAGGGCTCATGTCCTTAAAGCCCATGCCGATGGGCACCATGGTGAAACCGTCCCCTTCGAGGTCAGTAATAAGCTGCGTGGCATTCCAGCGGTCAACGCCGATCTCCATGATGTGGAACTGTGTTCCCAGTTCATTGATGGTCTTTCGGACAAAGTTGTAATCCACCACATTGCCCTCGGTCACATGGAATAAGCCCAGCTTCTCCCATACATCGTAGGGGACATGATCCCGCCGCACTCGCAGATCGAGCGTTTCCCTCGGCAGCCAGAAGTGCGGAACAACGATGTATTTCTCCGTTTCGTTCCTCGGAGGGAACACCATGACAAAGGCCGTGATGTCGCTGGTGCTGGACAGGTCCAGCCCGCAGTAACATTCACGACCCTTGAGGGAAGCCATATCAATGGGGATATTTCCTTTGTCATAGATGTGTTCCGGTATCCAGGCGACTGCGCTTCCGACCCACTGGTCGAGGCGGAGCTGACGGAACACGTTCTCCTCCGCAGGATTGGTCAACGCCTCCCGATGGGCGTCCCGCACACGGTCGATCTGGATGGTGTACCCAAGGGAGGGATTGGCTTTGTACCACGCCTTCTCGTCGTTCCAATCCTCGCCGTCATCCAGTCCGTAGATGACCGGATAGAAAGACGGGTCGATTCGTCTGCCATCCAGGATGTCCTTCGCCTTGGTGTGGTACTCGTAGCAGATGCTGTTCCTGTCCGTTCCTGCTGTGGTGATCAGGAAGTACAGCGGTTGAGTCCTGGCGTCGCCGGAGCCTTTGGTCAGTACATCCACAAGGTTGCGGTTGGGCTGCGCATGAAGTTCATCCAGCACCAGCCCGCTCACGTTCAGTCCGTGCTTGGTCCCAACCTCAGCGGAAAGAACCTGGTAGAAACCGGCGTTTGAGTAGTTCACCAGCCGCTTGGTGGCCGCCATGACCTTGCTGCGCTTCAAAAGGGCAGGGGTCATCTCCACCATGCGCTTTGCCACATCATACACGATGGAAGCCTGCTGTCGATCCGCAGCGGCGCCGTAGACCTCCGCTGACGGCTCGTTGTCCGCGTACAGAAGGTAAAGTGCAACGGCGGCGGCAAGCTCTGACTTCCCGTTCTTCTTGGGTATTTCCACATAAGCTGTCCGGAACTGCCTCATACCGTCCTCCCGGACAATGCCAAACACATCCCGTATAATTTGCTCCTGCCAGGGCAGAAGCCAGAACGGTTTCCCGCTCCAGCGGCCCTTGGTGTGGCAGAGGTTTTCGATGAAGCGCACCGCCCGGTCAGCTTTTTCTCGGTCATAATGGGAATCTTCAAGCATGAATCTGGAGGGCGTATAATCCTTCAGCCTGGGATACCCCTTTGGTCTTTCCTTCGCCATCATCCGCCTCCCAGCAGCTCATCCATATCATCCGCAGGGCCAGAGCCTTCATTGTTCCCGGCAATGATCCGGCTTCTGGCTGCGGGAGTCAGACCAAACTGCTCCGCGAACTGATTCATGAGCCGGAGGTACTGCTGTGCAATGGAGATGTATGGGACCTGCTGTGGATAGCCGGAGGGAGTGCGGATAACCAGCCCGCGATCCGTGATCCGCTCCTCAGCCTGTTTCCATCTGGCATAAGCCTGGCAGTAACCGGCGAAGGCGGCCATGTCCACTTCGGTCAGCACACCGAGCGCCTCCATCTTTTTCGCAAGCCTCCGCCATTCCTTCTTCGCCTCCGGTTCCAGCCATTTGGGGCAGGCCGGGGCTTTTTTCATAGGCTTTGGCTCTTTATCGTTCAGGGCGCGCTTGCCCGGATTGCCTTCCAGTTCCTTGATGGCGGTCGGCGTTGGCTTTCTTCCCCTGGTCGCCATGGCGTTTCCTCCTCTCCTTGAAAATGGCATAGAGAAAGGACCCGCGGAGTAGCAGCCCCGCCGGCCCTTCTTTTGATGCTATCACTATATCAGAAAATGCAAGAAATGTCGTCCACGAAATTACTCATTTTCCTTTTCTTACTGAGCCATGCCCCAGGCAAGGGCATGCCCGTTGTCCTCGAACATTTCCTCGCTGACCGCCCTCAGCCTGATTTCGCCCTCGCAGGTGTGGTCCGCCGTGGTGTATTCGTAGACCGCTCCGAAGTAGCTGTTGGCGTTCCGGCCGCTGTAATAGTATCCGGCAAGGAGGATCTTGCTGCCGAAGTTTACTGTGCAGCTCCAGTTGCAGGCAAGGTTCTCGGGCGTGGTGATCTCCGGCAGGCGGTAGGTCTTGGCGTTGTTCTTCATGGTGGTTTACTCCCTTCGTTTTTGTTGTGTGCATATTACCGTCATTCGCCGCAATAGTCCACGCCTGTCCTCGATAATTATGAGTGAAATACCCACCAGAGATTTCGCCCGTTCTCTGGTGGATATGTGCGTCTTAGAAAACCTGATGCGGAGGCAGTTCCATCTCCTTCTCCAGCTCCAGACCTTCCTCAGCCATGGATCATGGCTGTAATCTCGAACTCCCTGCTGAATTCCTCTGCGGACACAACCTTATCGTCGCTGCCGTCATCCGCGCCGTAGAACAGCTCGACCCCTTTGGCGCAGGAGTTGGCTACGCCCTCTTTGCCGGTAGCCTTCTCCCGGATTTCGATGGTGTGGCAGCTCTGCTCCGCCAGAACCAGTTTTGCGTACTCGGTCATTGCTCAACCCTCCTTCCTTGCGGGGAGAACATCCACCAGCCAGCTTGCGGTGGGATGCGCCTCGCCGGTCGCCTTCTCGACCACCATATGGTCTTCCTCAATGTAGTGGACGTGCTTTCCGACCTTGATGAACCGCACATCCTCGTAGCCCTTGATGCCGGTACGGTAGACGCTGGCGTTGCGGCTCTCACCGTCGTAGCTCTTGCCGTCCCAACCCTGGAAGGTGAAGCGTACCTTGTCTCGGGTCTTGGTGAAGCTGCGCTCGAAGTCCTCGCGGGTGATTGCCGTGTTGTACTCGCGGAGGGTGAATTCGTTTCTCATCTGGTAAATGATCTTCATGGCTTTATCCTCCCAACCTCTTGTCCTGCAAGGGTTTCTTGCCTTTTGGTAGTGTGTACATTACCGTCTTTCGGGGGATAAGTCCACGCCTACGGCCGATAATTATGGGTGAAATATCTACCAGAGTTTCGGATCTGGATTCGGGCGAAATTCGCAAAGTGGACAGAGGGAAAAGGCTGCTCTCAGCCACAGCCTTCGTCAGCATCTTCCCTCAATCCGCTCCTACAGCCGCTCGATCTGGCAGGTCATCCCGTCCACATCCACAATGCGGTAGGTACGGCCCCGCCACCGGATTTCCCGGATGCGCACGCCTGTGTAAGCGTTGCTCTGCTGCCTGTCGAAAAGCACCTCGCCGTGTGTCTCCATCCAATCCGCGATGTTGCTCATCAGCTTGGACTCACGTTCCATCTTCTCTGCGTAATTCATCTCTGTGCGCCTCCCTCAGTTGACCTTGAAGCGGATGCCCATGATCTGCTCCTCAGTCTCTTCGCCCCAGCGGTTTTCCTTCTTGGTGATTGTGCAAAGCCCCAGCATCTCGCAGCCCTCGGCGGCGAACCAGTGGAGGTTCTCCATCAGCGCCGTGCTCTGGTTGGTAACCACGAAGGTCTCAATGCCAGCCTTGCGGAAGGTCTCAACGAAATCGTGGGCTTCCTTGTCCCAAACGTAGTCGTCGAAGAGGATCTCGTCGGTCGTACTGTACTTCCAGGCGCGGTAGGCTTTGCAGACTCCCTGGCTGTAGGGGAAGGCCATCTGCTCTTCCTCGGCGTACCAGGTTTTCAGTTCCTCGCTCTCCCAGCCGCAGGTGTCGATGATCTGCTGCTTGAGCGCCTTGTGCGCTTCGTGCTTCTTCGTCCATTCTCTGCCGATGCGCTCCAGTTCCTCAAAGTAGGTATTGTTCTTCATGGTGGTTTGCTCCCTTCGTTTT